CCGCTGTCCCGACAGCGGTGTGCTTATAAGCGATTTTGCTGTTGCCTGCCTTATAATAGTCATATTGGAGCTGGCTGTTCTGCTCGTACTGATTAGCATAGCTGCGGCCCCCTTGAACTTCAAACTCCGCCAGAAGCCACAAATAGTCGGTGGTGGCCGTCACATTCCCGGAGGAGTTGCTGGCGTTGCCGGTATTATCGGTGTACTTGGTGACTGACTTCATCACGGCCCGGAGGTCGGAGGGAAGGGCAGCCATCAGGCTGTTGGCCAGCGGGCTGGTGGGACTGTTGCTATTGCCCAACAGCGTTTTTCTCATGCTGGAGTCCTTCCACCCTCCCACATTCGTGTTGCTGTCATTCATGTGGAAATATCCAGCACCATTTACATTATTCCCGTATTGATTATCACAGAGCCCCACCATCGTACCGCTGATTTTGCCCAGCTGCCAATGGATGCGATGCGTACCTTCTTTGCTGGAATTGTGGTTGAACCCCAAAATGAATGCGTTAATAGAAAGGTTGGAGAAGGTGAAATTGCCCACCGTTCCATTGATAGTAATGGCTTTGGTATCACCAGCACTCCAGTAGTTTGCGCCCTCGTCGGCGTCGCTGGCTGCCTTGATCGCTGCCCAGCTGTTAGAGTTAAGCGTGGAATTGAACAGGTTTACCTGCACTGTGCAGGTCTTATTGGCTGGAGCCGTGTGGTTTGTACCCTCTGCCACTTTAACGGTGATCGTGGCGCTGCCATAGGCTTTGCCGGTTACAGTGACCGTGTTGCCGGAAACCGACACTGTGGCAACACTGGTGCTGCTGGAGGTGGCGGTGATCGCCCCGTCACCGGCCCTGGTCACGGTGATGGTGGTGGCCGAAGTGCTTTTGTTCAGGGTGATGCTGGTCTTATTCAGCGATAAGCTGCCTGCCGCCTTGCCAATCTTCCAGGCGACTGTCTTGGCCCCAGTGCCGCCGTCACTCCACTGATAGTTGCTCGTCGGGGTAAAGGTTGCATTATAGCTGCCCGCATTGGTGCCGCTGGTTGTGCCACCGATGGTCAATTTGGAGCTGTCATAGTTGCTCCAGGAAGGGCTTTGTGCCGAGCCGGTATAGGTCAGGCTCCCACTTTGCGTCGGTGTTGTAGAGATTGCCGCCCGCTGGATCTGCCACGCCACGCTGCGCGCTGTGACCGTGCCGTCGCTCCACTGGTAGTTACTGGTGGGGGTAAAGGTCGCCGTATGGCTGCCTGCATTGGTGGCAGAAGTCGTTCCACCGATGGTCAGTTGAGTGCTGCTGTAGTCGGCCCAACTGGGGCTTTGTGCCGAGCCAGTATAGGTTAGGCTCCCACTCTGCGAGGGGGCCTTGGCGATGGTAGCCCGGCCTATCGTCCAGGTGACCTCTTTGGTGGTGTTGGTGCCATCGCCCCAAGTGTAACCTTCCATCGGCGTGAAGGTGGCGGTATAACTTCCTGCATCGGTGCCGGAGGTCTGTCCACCCAGGGTTAGGGTTTCCGGGTTATAGCTATTCCAGGTCGGGCTTTGCGCCGAGCCGGTATAGGTCAAGCTACCGTTTTGAGTGGGAACTGCATCAATGGTATGGGCCAGCTTCGTAATAGCCTCCAGTGCGGCATCCGCAGCAATCAGAGCATTGGAAGCGTCTGTCCCCGCCTGGGCTGCTACCTGTGCCGCATTGCGTGCTGCTTCCAGTGCTTCTGTAGCCTTTTCATCTGCATCTTCTGCAGCCCCCGCTGCAGCGGATGCAGCCTTAGTGTTCTGGTCGGCCTGCAGCTTCACCGCATGGGTATTGGTGATCATCTGCTGCACCACGGGGTTTACAATCGTGCTGGCCCGTACCGGGTCGGTGTCCTGAATCTTGCGAATGGCCGCCGCATTATACTCCGGACTTTCCGGGACTGTGTAAAACTCTTCTGCCATGAGCTGTCACCTCCAAGTCAAAATTCATCATCAAACTCGAAGGTGAAGCTGACATCTTCATCCTTCTTTTTGGGATACATAGTTTTGATAGCCACCACATCCCCATCGCTATCCACCAAAGCCGCCTCGTTGATCTCTTCGCCCACCATCGCGTCCTTGGGAATGGTCACCGCATAACGGGCGGTAGTTTCAGCCGGATAGGTCACACTCTCCACCTCATAGCGGGCAAGTTCGCTGTTGAGGGCCGTCTGTGTTTCCAAGGGTACAAGCGGCTCTCCGCTCTCATTTACACCGCCGTTTCCGAATGCCACATGGGTAATGACGGCCAGCGGCTTTTCCGGGTCGCTGGCTGCCATGCATAGTTTCCTGCGGCGTGTCTTTGTGATTACACTGTTTTCATTCATTAAAACTCCTCCTGCACGATTTGAGCATTAAATTTGCGGGAGCCATCAAATGAGGCAGTCCCATCAAAGGCATACCAGCTATCCATGGTCAAGGTGCCATTGATTTTTTCCCGGATAGGGAAGCCGGTGCGAATAGACATGGCCGGGAAAGTGATCCCGCTGAAGGACTGGTTGAACAAGATGCTGCCGTCAAAATCAGCCTCGCCGTCAAACCGCACAACCCGTTGACCTCTGGTGTTAGCAAAGCGGGAGCGTATCTTCAGGCGGTATAGAGACACCTCGACTTTGTTCTCTATTCCGATGGGCCGAAACGCCCCCACAATGTCGAATGTCAGGTGGGCCGGTTTGATTTCATCAATCTGCCGGATCAGCTCCGACAGGTCTGGAAAAACGCCTTCAAACAGCATATAAACGATGACAGTGAAGGCGTACTGGCTGAAATGCTCCACCACCGCCCCATCGCACCCCGTAACAATTGACACCATCTCCCGGATGGCCTCCACGGTGGTGGTGCCCCGCGTGTTCAGCTTTGCCAGCACCTTGGCCCGCCGCGCCTCCAGGCTCTCTGTGGTATTGACCGGAAGCTCGAACAGGCTCTCGTGCCGGGGAAGCAGGAAGGTGCTGGTGCTAATATTTAACTGCTGTTCCAGCGCAGCAATGGTACGCTGCATCTGCGTCAGCTCCGTCTGCTCGGCCTGGAGCAGATCTGCCATTTGCTCCATCGTCCGCACCCGCTTGGGGAGCATGAAGGCATCATTGATCGGCACTGATCTCCACCTCCTCCAGCGTGAAAAATTCCTCATAGTCGGATGTGAGGGAAGAAATCTCTCCATTCAGGGTATAGCTGATAATATCTGCCACTCCGGCCACGCCGAAGATGAGGTCGCCGATCCGGTAATAGCTGATACTGCTCTTCCGGTTTTCATCGCCCCGGACAGGAGCCGTATCAAAATCCTCCCGGTTTACGCTGTCAATATAGCTCTGCAGCGCCGCCTGGACATTTTGGCGGATGTCTGTGATGTTGTACCCGCTGGCCACCTTGACTGTGACCACCACGGTGGCGGCCTTGGGCGTGGCGGCCACTACCGTCACCTCCGCTCCAATCTGGCGTTCCTCCTCAATGTGGGCCTCCACATTTTCCAGAATCACTTCGTCCGGCGCACCGTACTTGTCGGAAAGGATGATCACCTTTACCTTGCCAGCTCCGCACACTTCAGCGCCCAAGCACTTGGCTCCGCCTACGCCGGACACCTGTTTCGCCCAATAAATAAAGTGATTCCGGTTCCCACTGGTGATGGGCCTCCGGATCTTCTCCAGCACTCGGCTGCGGAAGGAGTCATCTCCCTCAGCCTCCGCACCGCCGCCGAATGGCGCGGTGTTGGTAACGGAGGTCACGCCAGCAATGGCCATACGCAGGGCTGTGATGGTGCCGATGGCCACATTCCCCACGGTGCCCGCCGTCTGGCACTTAGCTCCCACTTCACAGTAGCCTTCTGCGTTGATCTGTGCCGCTGCAGTGGTTTCAAAGACCAGTGTGCCATACAAGACCTCTGTGCCCAGCGGGATGGCCGTACCCGCCTCCCCGGTAAAAAGCAGATTGCCTACCGACGCTGCGGCGGGGTTCCGGGTTTCATTGTAGTCCAGGGCCTTCCGGTCAAGGTACTCGCCCTCGGCGGTATCCAGCAGTACATGGTCGGGGATGGGCTGTACTTCCATCGCGTCCATACGGGCCATCTCTTCGGCAACAGCCTGCAGGTTATCCATGCAGAAGCCGCCCTCCAGCTTGTTGGCTGGATTTTCCAGGCTGTCCCTCATGCGCTGAAGGATGGCGTCTGTGCTGAAGTCTATCGTTGTGTCGCTCATGCCGCTCTCACCTCCTTGGCATCCCACTCAACGGTCATCGCCCCATAAATTGTGGTACAGTCAAACTCGACCTGAACCCCGCTTTCGGTGCGTGTAAATTGGAAATTGCTCAATTCTGAAATATATGGGTTTACCATCAAAGCCTCAATGATAAACCGCTTCAGCTCCGAGGTCACAATCTCCGAGTGAATGGCGCTTCCGATCAGAGTGTGGATCTCGCTTCCAAAGGCGCTGTCGTAGGCGGTATAACGAAACCGCTCTGTGGACAGCGCCTTGAAGATCCAGATCCGCAGCGCCTCGTTGCCCTCCACCAGGTAGGTGTTCCCATCCCGGAGCAACAGGCGGTTGTTTTCAAAGTCGTATGCGTACTCCCGAAACATAGGCAGTTCGCTGGCCTGCCCGCTCTCCAATACCTCCGGGCTGATAAAAGGGAAAATGCTCATGCTGGCACCACCTTTGCGATGATATAAAAAGCGACTCCTGTTTCATATACCAGCACCTCATCCCCGGCCTGGAGGGAAAGGGAGGCGCTTTTGTAGAGGTACTTGGAAATCACCTGGTCATGCGCCTTAATGGTCAGCGGACTGGCGGTGTTGACGGGTGCAAACCCCCCGCCGCCATCCCCTCCACAAAGGACGAAGC